GGCGGAGAGCCTGAACCTATGCCCGAAGCTCCGAAACTTGGCGACACCACTCAGGCGCAGGATGCCGCTGCGGCCAAGCAACGTCGCGTGCGTTCGCGGGCCTCTACCATTTTGACCGGAGCAAATCAGGCGCAAGGCATCGGCCCTGGCGTTGGAACGATCTCGCGTAGGATGCTTCTCGGCTCATGATGCTCGAAATCGACGGCAAGAAAAAGAAGTCCGAAGAAGAATTGGTTAACTCCATTCTGGACGAGTACGGAACACTTTCCAGCGATCGCGGCGAGTGGGAATCGCACTGGCGTGAAATTTCCGAGCGGATGCTCCCCGCTCACAAAGACCTTTTCCAATCTCGGGGCTTTCAGGAGAATCGTGGTGAAAAGAAAAACGAATACATTTTCGATTCCACTGCCGCGGTTGCTCTTAATCGATTTGCCGCTATCCTTGATTCACTGCTTACTCCACGAAACCAAACCTGGCATCGCATTATGCCGAGCGATCCGCGGCTCGCAAAAGATCGCCAAACGCGCCTTTGGTTTGAAGACGTAAACCGACTCCTCTTCAAGTTCCGTTATTCGCCGACCGCGAACTTCTCCTCCCAAAACCAAATGGTTTACAAGATGCTCGGAGCCTACGGCACAGGCCCCATGTTCATCGACGAGCTGTTTGGCGAGATTGGTTTGCGGTATCGCGCTTGCCACCTTTCTGAGATTTACTTTGCCGAGAATCACCAAGGCATCGTGGACCGCGCGCACAGGTATTTTGCATTGACCGCGCGCCAAGCCGCTGAGAAGTGGGGCTTGGACAATCTGCCGGGTTCGATCAAGTCGGCGGCAAACGGCTCCCCCGATACGGAATTCTTTTTCATCCACTGCGTGAAGGACCGGACGGACTACGACCCCAATCGTGTGGACGCGAAGGGGATGCGATACGGTTCCTACTACGTGTCGGTGGACGGAAGAAAGCTTTTGCAGGAAGGCGGTTACACGACCTTCCCTTACGCGATCCCGCGCTACGAGCAATCCCCCGGCGAAGTCTACGGTCGTTCTCCCGCGATGGATGTTCTCCCCGCGGTAAAGACTTTGAACGAGCAAAAGAAAACCGTGTTGAAGCAGGGTCATAGGGCCGTGGATCCCGTGCTCCTCGCCCACGACGATGGCATCATCGACACGTTTAGTTTGAAGCCCGGCCACATTAATGCGGGCGGAATTTCCGCGGACGGAAGACCGCTCGTTCAACCTTTGCCGGTCGGAAATATTTCCATTGGCAAAGACCTCATGGATGATGAACGAGCGGTCATTAACGACGCGTTCCTCATCACGCTTTTCCAAATCCTGATTGAAACCCCTCAGATGACGGCAACCGAGATTATGGAACGTACCCGCGAGAAGGGCATTCTCCTCGCGCCTACGATCGGTCGCCAGCAATCGGAATACCTGGGGCCAATGATCGAGCGGGAAGTGGACATCCTTTCTCGTCAAGGCGTTCTCCCTCCGATGCCTCCGGCCCTTCGAGAAGCTGGCGGAGAATTCCGTATCGAGTACGATTCTCCGATCTCCCGCACTCAGCGCGCTGAAGAAGCAGCCGGTATCATGCGGACCGTGGAGTCGGCGCTCAACATCGTGAACATTACCCAAAACCCCGAGCCCTTGGATTTCTTTAACTGGGATGCGATCATCCCAGCGATGGCAGACATTCAAGGCGTTCCCGCGGCATGGATGAAGTCGCAGGAAGACGTGATGGCGTTGAGGCAAGGACGCGCTCAACAAGCACAAAACCAAGAGATGATTCAGGCGGCTCCGGCTGCGGCAGCAATGGTGAAGGCTGGCGCGGCAGCAAAGCAAGCTAACAAGGCTTAATGATCGAGAAATTAGTCGAGGCGACCAAGCGATACCTGAACAGGCGACGTTACGCCTATCGAATGGTATTCAATCGCGACAACGTGTTCACCGAAGAAGTCTTGAAGGATCTCGCTTGGTTTTGTCGCGCGCACACCCCCACCTACCATGCGGACCCAAGAATTCATGCGGAGCTTGAAGGCCGGCGCGAAGTGTGGTTGCGTATTCAAAACCATTTACAGTTTAACGACGATGAACTTTGGAAACTTTACGGAAGGAAAGATCTTGAATGAGTGAAGCAACTTCGACGGTAGGCTCAGTGATCGGAAACGGCGCTCCCGCCGCAACACCGCCAGCAACGCCCCCGAGTACACCGGCAACCCCCTCGACTCCCGCGACGACAAGCGATTGGACTTCGGGCCTTGCTGAAGACGTGAAGGGTTACGTTCAGACGAAGGGATTCAAAGATCCCGCTTCCGTCGTGGAGAGCTACCGCAACTTGGAGAAGACGCTCGGTGTTCCTAAAGAGCGTTTGCTCAAGCTCCCTGAAAAGGCCGACGCCCCTGAGTGGGGAGAGATTTACAACCGCTTGGGAAAGCCCGAGAAGGCGGACGAGTATCAAATCGCAATGCCAGAAAAAGGCGGCGATGAAGCTTTCGCAAAGTGGGCAAAAGAAACTTTCCACGGACTGAACCTCACGCGCACGCAAGGTGAACAACTTTCTGCAAAGTGGAACGAGTACGTGGGAAAAAACATGGAAGCCCAACAAGCTCAGCAAGCCGCCAAAGTTGAGCAAGATGTCGGCAAGCTTAAGCAAGAGTGGGGTGCCGCCCACGAGCAAAACGTGAACATCGCCCGCCGTGCTGCCCAGACCTTTGGCCTTCAAGGCGAGATGGTTGACCGCTTGGAATCTGCAATCGGGTTCGGCCCTTTGATGAAGATGCTTCACACGATTGGCTCAAAGCTCGGAGAAGACTCCTTCGTGGGCGCTGACTCAAAGGGTGGGGCTGGAATCCCAACGCCTTCGCAAGCTAATTATCAGATTAAGACGCTCAAACAAGATACTGACTTCATGCGTCGTTTCGCTTCTGGCGAGACTGCCGCCCGCGATATGTGGGAAAAACTGCACCGCTACGCAGCCGGCGGTTGATTTTTAACCCGATAGGGATGAGAGTTTATGGAGAGAGTAGACCTACGTCTTGAGATTTTGAAACTCACCTATGTCAAAGGGATCTCCTTGGAGGCAAACCTGGCGACGGTGAGGGAAGTCGAAAAGCAACTTTTCGGCGAGTCTTCGGATGCAGGTGTGGCGGAAGAGGTTCACGCGGTCAAACGCGGAAGACCTCCGAAGTCTAAGGTAGCCGACAACTCTACAGAAGCTCTCCTGTAGAATCGGCAAGACACTTCGGAAAGACGAAGCGCCTGCTCGGCGATAGAGCATGAAGCTGGCCCCGCTAGGAAACGACCCGGACAAGCCCTTCGGAAATAAACCTTTTATTTTTGGAGGACTCCCATGTCGGGTGTCAACGTTCCTAGCCATTTCGTCCAGCAATACGCAAACACGATTGATCTTCTTCTTCAGCAAAAGGGTTCCAAGCTTCGCGACAAAGTGACTAGCGGTTCCTACATGGGCAAGCAAGCTTCCCCTGTGGACCAAGTCGGCGCGATCTCGATGCTTCCCGTAGGTTCCCGCTTCGCTCCGATGGGCCGCGTGGACTCCCCTCTCGATCGCCGTTGGATTCTGCCTTCGGACTTCGAGCTTCCTCAACTCCTCGACAGCTTCGACGAACATCGTTTGCTGATCGACCCGAAGAGCAAGTACGTTCAGAACGCTGTCTATGCTGCCGGCCGTCAAGTTGACGACCTCATCATCGACGCTTTCTTCGGTACTGCAAAGACCGGCGAAACGGGCGCGACGAGCACTTCGTTCCCTGCCGGACAGCAAATCGCAGTGAACTTCGGAGCCGCGGCAAACGTGGGCCTCACGGTCGCTAAGCTTCGCGAAGCTAAGCGCATCCTGATGGCAAACGAAGTGGACTTCGAGTCCGACGAAATCATCGCCGTTGTTACTGCTAAGCAGCACGACAACCTCCTCGCTGAAGCTCAAATCATCTCGACCGAGTTCAACGAGAAGCCTGTGCTTGTCGAAGGAAAGGTCACCCGCTTCATGGGCATTACGATCGTTCATTGCGAACGCCTGGACATCGACGGTTCCTCGTACCGCCGTATCCCGATCTTCGCAAAGAGCGGGATGCACCTCGGAATCTGGGGCGACATCATGACCGCAATTTCTCAACGTGAAGACCTCTCGGGTCGTCCTTGGCAGGCATATGTCAAGATGACCATGGGCGCGACTCGCCTTGAAGAGAAGAAGATCGTTGAAGTTAAGTGCGCAGAGTAATCGCGTAGAGAATAAAGGAGAATAACAAATGGCAGTCGTTACTACGAAATCTGGCTTTATTACGAATCGCGATGCAGGAACCGGAACGCTCAACAACCCACATCTTGCTAACGTTCTCAAGAACGCAGTAGGAACGGTTGAAGGCGCCAACGGCGACTCGATCGCATCGAAGTTCATCATGGCTCAAGTCCCCTCGAATGCTCGCATTTCGAGGGTTCTTCTGAGCTGCGACGCAATTTCGACCTCCGGCGCGGCTGACTGCGGTATCTACCGCAGCACTGCAGACGGCGGCGCAGTTGTGGACGTGGACTTCTTCGCTAGCGCGCAAGTGCTCACTTCGGCTCTTGTCCACTCGGACATCACGCACGAAGCTGACGCTGCGGACGCAGGCGCAGGATACGGACGCGCAGACGTTGAGAAGCCCTTGTGGCAAGCTCTCGGTCTGACTTCCGACCCTAGCGTTCTGTACGACGTGGTTCTCACTCTCACGACCGCTCTCGGCGGCGCGGGCACTGTGAACCTCGAAGTCGATTACGTCTAAGAAAAAGTAGGGATAGGGGTGGGGCCAAATTGGCTCTACCCCTAACCCCTTAAAATTTAGGAGATTTTAATGGCAACGCGTAGATACGGTTTGTCCAAAGGCGACACAGAATTTCAAGTCACGGAAGATGTCGGTTCCGCAACTTCTTCGGATTCAATCGAGCTTACGGTTGATTTTGATGCGGCCGCAAAGCCAGGCAAAGAAGACGTGTTGCTGGCGCTCGACATGATGAAGAACCACATTCTCAAAGGAATTTGGCCTCCAGCTTAATACGTTTTTTGGAGAGATAAAATGCCGCTTTACGTTGCAGAGTTTACACAGCCTTCGGTTTATAACGGAAACCTTCAGCCGGTGGCGTACCTCCCGGCTTTAGCCGAGCAAAAGATCACGATCAGCGGGACGAGCGCTCAGTCGTCGGCGTTTAACGCCAAGACCCGAATGATCCGAGTCCACACGAGCGAGATTTGTTCGATCCTGGTCGGTTCAAATCCTACGGCAACGGTGTCTACAGCGAGACTCGCCGCAGGACAGACTGAGTATTTTGAAGTGACTCCTGGCGATAAGATTGCTGTTATCACCAACACCTAAGTTAGTAGACGAGGAAAAGTATGATGGGGACCAATAGTAGCTTTCTGCCGCCTTCTTCGTCTTCTTCGAAAGAGATGAAAGAGCTTTTCGAGTTGGTATCTGATTTTAAGAAATCAAAAGAGTTGCTCGGCCAAATCCACGAAGCGGTATCGAAACTTGAGATCTCTAATAAAAAGAACTCCGATCTTTTGACGGACATCGGGAACAAGCAAGCGCAGCTAGATGCTAAAGAAGCTGAGTTCTCGGCTAAGCAAGAAAGCATTTCTAAGAAAGAAGCTGAACTTGCGAAGACCGCGAAGACGGTGGCTGAGTCGGTATCGGCAGCGGTTAAAAAATCAAAAGAGCTAGAAACCCTCCAGGCATCTCTCGCCCAAGAAAAGCAGTCCTTTAGCGCAGAGATGGAACAAGGCAAGCAAATGGTAGCAAGCCTATCTGCGGCAGCGGAAGAAAAAGCCAAAGAATACAGAGCGCTTGTAGCTGAGTATAACCGCAAGCTCGCTAAGCTTAAGGAGCTTGCGGGCGGTTAATAAATTAGGGGAGCAATATGTCTAAAGGCAACACAACTGAAAATGATGTTCTAGAGTTAATCTTTAAAGCAACGGCTCTTTCTTGGAATGGAAACACAAACCTTTACATTTCTCTTCATACCGCAGACCCTGGTGAGGCAGGATCTCAAACTACCTCAGAAGCGACCTATACAAGTTATGCTCGGGTAACCGTTGCTCGAAGCGGATCGGGATGGACTGTCTCCGGAAACCAAGCATCAAACGCTGCTTTGATTCAATTCCCACAATGCACAGGCGGAAGCTCTGTGGTGACTCATGTCGCTATTGGGACTGCATCCTCTGGAGCCGGTCAGGTTCTTTACAAGGGTGTACTTTCTTCTTCTTTGTCTGTTAGCAACTTGGTTCAACCTCAGTTTGCTATTAGCGCATTAACCATCACCGAGGACTAAGATGCATTGCTCAGAGTGTGGCGCTGAAATGACGACAATTAACCCTCCTTGTGAGTGTGAGGCTCCTATTGTCGCCAACATTCAGGCTACGGCCACTGGTTGTGGCGGGATTAAATGAGCTATACTCTTTCCGAGTTTATAGAAAGAGATGTCGAGCTTGGATATTACGACATCATTTCTTATAGAAAAGTTCACAACCAATCCACATTCTCTAGCAGATGGTTTGATCTTTCTGTAGCTCCAGGAAATCCGGTTCCTGAGTTTTATGCATCTACACCATTAACGGCCACGCCCATTAATCATAAAACCTCGTTCAGGATTAGAGATGCAGACGAAGATACCAGATACATAACGAAAGTTATTTTAACGACATCTTCATCTCAGATATTGCAGGTTAAACTAATTAATCGGATTGCTTTTTGGCCCTTTATCGATGGTGATGACCCTAGTCTTCAAGTTTTTAATAATGATTTTAAAGCAGATCTTGAAAACTATCCCAACACTCAAGTCTATTTAGTTGCTCAATCAGCCATCTCAGGAAACGTAAAAGCAACTATTAATTACACAGATAGACTATCTAATACTTACTCTTCCGCTCAACAGATTAACGACGGCTCACAATATGGGCAGCTCTGCTTTGGGAGTATTTCTGGTGGGGTCGAATCTAACGGACCATTTTTAAATTTAGATGGAAATGATAAATTTGGACCAGCGTTTTTAGAATCGGTTCAATTTGCTAGTGGTCTTCCTGGGGGCATTTTGTGTTTTGTTCTGTGCCAGGTTTTAGCTGAGTTTGAATTGCAAACCAACAACTCACCGGTAGAGGTTGACTTCATTAAAGATCAGGCCAGGTTAATTAAACTTCCAAAAGGTGCGCAGCCTAGTTTTTTAGTTCATGCTACTGGCAGTTTAAGTTCTGCGGTTATTACCGGAACAATCGAAAGCTGGTTTACATAATGGTAAAGCTTAACGACGTATCAATTTCAAATATTACACGAGAAGACATTCAATTTCCAGTCACTGTTTCATTGCCAAACTTTGAGCGCGCTGTAATTCATGACATTGAAACACTAAATGAATTGATTTTGATTCTAGAAGAATTCAAACAACTACACGAGGCCGACAATGGGATTTAATTCACAAGATGATTTCATTTCAGAAGTTTCTAACGGTAAGTTTTGGCGAAGTGACTGGAATAAGATTACCGGAGGAACAGCTTACGCCGCCGGTCGTTGGTATGATTTGAGTTTATTAAACGGAACACCGATTGCCAATTCGTTCACCGGAACTGCGCTTAACTCTCAGGTCCCTACCGAAGCGAGCGGTTTTAGTTTATATCATGGCGGTAACGTATCTCCAGACACTAAACACCTAACCAATATCGGCGCATTTACTGCTGTGTCCACGGGTGTTCCTGCGGTTTTGATGCTGGTCGATATGTTGCTTTATTACCCTGGCATCTCGATGAACTCGTCATCAGCTCAAACACTTACAACTGGAACAGCGCTTACTAGGTACACGACCGGCGCAGGTGTTAGGGCTTTTTTAACTGTAACAACTGCCACTGGTGCCACTGGTCACAACGTCTCAATTAGTTATACCGATCAAGGCGGTAACTCTGGAGCATCCCTGCCAGTGACTGTCGCATGTACGGCATCGGCAATTGCTGGTCACATTACGCACTCAGGAACTGCGGCTAACAACTATGGACCGTTTTTGCCTTTAGCTTCTGGTGACACTGGTATCAGATCAGTTCAAAGCATCACAATTTCCGCAGCTTCAGGATCTGGTGCGGCATCGTTAGTACTTTGTAGACCGCTTGCAACGCTTCCACTTACTACCGCATCGGTAGCTGGTGAGCGGGATCTTATGAATCAACTCCCATCTCTTCCGAGGGTGTTTGATGGAGCTTGTTTGACGTGGTTGTTATTTACTGGAGCAGCTGTCGGTGCTTCAAGTAACTTTTACGGGTATTGTGATTTTAGTTACGGTTGATTATGGCGCTTATCGGGAATAAAAATCTTTTTTACAAGATTCCGATAAAATACATAGGCGGAAATAACCTTTCCAGTCAGCGATCGAATTGGAACACACAAGGACAGTCTAGAAACTACTTTGCAAGTGATGCCAGTATCTCAGCAAGAGAAGGCATCCCATCAGGCAGTAGACCGCCTCAATGTTGGGTAATTCCAATCAAAGAGGGGTCGATAAGATCAAGGACGATTAATTCTTCCTCAGGATTTGGAATAAATGGTGCGCTAGGGAGAAACTTAGATTCTTCTATTGCCGGTCAAGGTGCATTTAATCCGGGTGATCTCAGCGCTCTTGTTGATATTGTAGCCTCTCTTTCTGCATCTGGTTCTGTAAGCAATGCCACTCTAGAGCTGCTTGTCTCAATTCAATCAAGCATCAGTGCATCGGGTTCTTTTAGTGGGGACATTAGTGGTGCGGTTGTTTCTGAGATTGTTTCCGCGATTTCTGCTTCTGCTAGCTTTAGTGACGCAGATGTTTCAGCGATTAAGGGAGCACTAGCAAATCTTGCTGGCACTGGGACAATTACTCAATCCGATGCCAATGCTTTAGGAATTATTGCGGCAAATATCACTCCGTTTGCCGATCTATCTCCTCAGAGTTTGTCCCAAGAGCTTTTAGATAACCAAGACATAGAAACCGGGTATTCTATGAGAGAGTCTTTACGACTCATTTTGTCAAGCCTCGTAGGAAAGCTCTCCGGTGCTGCAGGGACTACAGTAAGCATTCGAGACGTGAACGATACGGTGGACAGAATTGTTGCGACAGTAGACGCTAGCGGAAATAGAACTGCGGTGACCAAAGATGTTTCCTAAAAATTACTTTGCTCAAAGATATTTTGCCCCAGTATATTTCGAACCCGCTGGGGATTTTGTGCCGCCGGACCTCACAGGGCTACCGTCTCTAATCAAGCTTTATGTCTTCTCTAAAATGGGGGTTAAATAATGCCAAGCACCTCGGTTGTCGAAATTTGTAACCGGGCTCTTCAGAAACTTGGCGCTGCCCGCATCACCTCTCTTACGCAGGACACTCCTAACGCGCGCTCTTGCAACGTGGCGTACAACGTTCTTCGTAAAGCGGAACTCCGGTCCCACCCGTGGTCGTTTGCAATCAAACGCGCAGAATTGGCAGCCGACGCTACGGCTCCAAGCTGGGGGCGAGCGAACTCCTTCACGCTCCCCTCAGATTTTTTACGTCTGATGGACGACTATCCTGAAGACAACATGAACAATAAGGATTGGCAGATCGAAGGGAAGAAGATCCTTACCGACGATGACGCCCCGATTTACATCCGCTACATTTACGACGTGGAAGACCCCAACGAGTTTGACGCGCTCTTTTCGGAAGCCCTTTCGTCAAAGATCGCGATGGAGCTTTGCGAAGAAATCACGCAGAGCAACTCAAAGCTTCAAGCGGTTTCCGAAATGTACAAGGCCGCGATCCGCGAAGCTCGCCGCATTAACGCGATCGAGAACGTAGCGGCAAAACCCCCCGAAGACGAGTGGATTACGGTTAGAACCTAATGGCAAAAGTATCACCGCTTCAGTCTAACTTCGGTTCCGGAGAATTCTCCCCGCTCCTCTACGGGCGGGTGGATGCCGAGCGGTACAAGTCTGGTTTAGCAAAGTGCGAGAATTTCGTGCCAACGATCCAAGGGGGTTTGACGAGAAGACCCGGCACGTACTTCGTAAAAGAAGTGAAGGACTCTTCGGACTTCACGCGGTTAGTTTCCTTCGAGTTTTCCACAGAGCAGGCTTACATCCTGGAATTTGGCGATCAGTACATTCGCTTCTACAAAGACAACGGAAACATCGAGTCGCCCCCAGGAACGCCTTACGAGATTTCTTCCCCGTACACGAGCGCGGATCTTCCACTCCTCAAGTACACGCAAAGCGCGGATGTTTTGTTTCTCGTTCACCCCGACTACGCTCCCCGCCGTTTATCCCGATTTACCGACACAAACTGGCAGCTCTCTCAGATTGAATTTGAAGATGGCCCGTATCTCACCGCTCAAAACTATTTGGCGGACGGGGTGCCTAAGCAAAACGCGACCTTTCAGCTAACTGCTTCCGCCACAACGGGGTCCGCCACGATCAGCGCAGGCCCTTCTCGCACGATCACGGGAGCTGCGAACAACGGCTCCGGGCTCATCCGTATTACGGCTACAGGGCACGGGTACTCCACCGGAGATCGCGTG